CGCCGCTGCTGTTGTGGCGGAACCGATGGCCGCTGCTATTGCCGGGATGAACGCCATATCCAGACTTCCTGTCCATTCTCGACTGCAAAGTTTTCGAACCCGAAGATCCGCATGAGTTTGATGGATGACGGGAACTCAACATCCCGCACCGTATAGACTTCCGTTTCGCCCAGCTGCACGGCTTGCCGAAAGCAGCGCTTTGTCTCGCGCCGGATGATGAAGCCGATGCCCGGCCGGTAGTTCTCGACCGCAAAGAACAGCCAGCACCGTCGCGGTTCTTGGCTCCATGCCAGGCCCCAGCACGCGACCAAGTCCTCGCCATCGAACGCGACGCGGGCAGTGGCCGGAAGATCGATGTTGAGTCCCGAGGCCTGGACGATGCCGTGCCCGTCCACCGTGACGATGTTGTACCTGTCAGCCACTTGTCGTGATGTCGAGCGTCATGCCGCAGAAAGTCGCGGTGTAAGGACTGTTGACCTCAAAATGCACCCGGCTATCCAGCGTCCAACCGCCACCGGCACTGAAGGGCACGATGTCTTCCACGTCGTTGACGATGTTGCTCAGCGTCTCGCCAGAGCCCTTGGAAGGAAGACGGTACAGCTTGTCGAAGGACATGCCGTGCTTGATGCCCTGCCGCGTGAAGTCCGTCAGGATCAGACCGATTGTGTCGACTTCCTTCCGTGCCAGCATCGAAGTGCCTTGCGAGGCACCATAGGCCAGCCGCGCCGACTTGTAGCGTAGCCGGTAAGGCAGGCCCGCAACCCAATTGCCCGTCACCGCACCCGCGAGCGTGATGTTGCCAGAGCCGTCAACGACGTACTCTCCACGAACGCCCGTACTGGTTTCCACCGGAGCGCCATTGACCCAGGCAACCACGGTCTCGCCAATGAGATGCGTTCCGACAGGGATCGTAGCCGTCGCGCTTGCCGTGCCGGTCGTGAACGCATCCATGACCTTGCACAGGTTGCCCGGCTTGATCTCGGTATCGAGCGCCATCTTCTCCAGATAGCGCACCGTCGAGCCGTTCACGGTCCTGTTGATGACGAAATACACCCGGTCCTGCGCATCCGAAGGCAACACTGCCGCACTTTCAAACGTGCCGTCCGTTTCGATCGGAACGAAGGCGATCACTTCCTGATCAGGTTCATAGACGCAGCAGATGCACCCGCCGGTTTCCGTGATAATCCAGATGCGGGTTTCTGGCCGGCGCTGCACTGCGATCGATCGCACGCCAGCGTCAAACAGTGCCGTCGTCAGCTTCGACAACTGCGTGACGCGATAGTCGGCTTGGCCCGCGTCAAACACAATCTCCATGACAGCACGGCCGGCACGCTCCACCGTCAGCCCGCGCCCGTCCAGCTTGGCAGGATCGACCGCCGCCACACCCACCGAAGAAGCATCGCGAATCGTGAAGCCGGTCGGCGTCAGTGGCTCGTCAAGCGACGATGCCTTGGCTACCGCTATCGCGCCCTCCGTGCCGATCAAAAGGCGCTGAAGACCGAGCAACCACTGCGTTTCGTTGATGCCACCCGTGGCGATAGAGCGGGAAATAGGCCCGGCGTCGCCCTCAAAATCCTCGTCAAAATTGGTGAAGTCGTCAGAGACAGAGCCCCATATCCGATCAAAGCCGGACCACCACAGGCGCCCGTCGTAAAGTGCCACGGCGGAAGGGTAGATACTCGCATCCGACCACTCGCCCTGCCGCCAACTGTCGGTGTACGTTGTCCCGGTAAACGGCCGCAGAACCTCCATCTCGGCAACGGTTGATGACGTAATGCTGGTAATCCGGCATATTCCAACGCCGCCTGAACCGCCGTATGACAGAGTTACTTCCGCAGACCCCGATGTGTAGTCGCCCGCCTTAAAGCCTATCCTGTAGTAATGGACGACATTGTTCCAAACCGCGTCATCTGGATCGTTGGTGGTTGTCCCGTTACCCGTGTATTCTTTTGTGATCCCGGTTTCGCCCGACCCTACATCGTCAAAACCGAAGTCCTCGCCGTCCAAGGACCGCTGCAAAGTGAGCTTCCCTGACCACGTCCCTGTCCTCACGACATTAAAGGCGTGGCCTGTGTTGACGCCATTCACGCGGATTGAATCGGTGTAAATGTCATCGCCAGACAGGGTGTACTTGGTCCGTTGCCCTGTATGGAACAGGCGGAATAGTGTTCCGACATGGTCGCTGTTGAAAAATGGGACATCGGCGGTCAGCGTGCCGTTGCCAACGGTTATGCTCGGCTTGAGTTTGGCAAACAGCAGCGACGGTGCAGAGAACGGGCCGTTATTCGAATTGTATTCGGCCACCGACCAAGACTCTGAGCCGCGCCTTTCAATCTTGTACGGTTTATAGCCCCGGCAGGCCACGAATACCACGTCCGCAGACTGCGAAAACCGCATGGTGTCAAGAGCGGCGGTCGGCCACGGCGTGGGCACTTCCATCACGCCTGACGACTCAACGCTAATCGCGTCAACGATCTTAATCTGAGCCGTCGTGGTGCCGAACCACGGGTAAATGGTGCCTGTTCCAGGGGTAAAAGCAAGGCTATGCGTGCCCGTGTCCAGCGAAGTTGTCGAGATCAGTTCCTCGCCGCCCGATGTCGTGCCGAGCTTGAAGTTGACCGGGCCACGATCAACGATAATGCGCAGCGCGTGGACCGTGCTTTGATCGCCGCCGGACACAGTGACCGACCGAACGCAGGTCGGCTTTGAACCCCGCCCCACAGCAGCAAGCGTCAGCTTCCCGCCTGAGATCGTCGCCGTGCCGCCATCGGTAGCAGTCAGCGTCCAGCCCGTGCCAGACGAGAAATCGCCATTTGTGACGGCCGTCGAGACCGACACGCGCGTCACCAGCGCGTCATTGTTCCAGATGCGCAGGCTTTGGTTCGTGAACTCCATCAACGCGGCATCCGTCGCGCCGAACACGAACTCCTTCATTCGGCCGGCGGCGTTGGTGTCGGTCGTGCCAAGGTACTGGAGGCCAGGGCGCATGACGCCCGGTCCAGTGGCGAAGGGCAGCATGTTCGTCTGCTCTTCCGCCGCAAGCCGCATCCGCTCCAGATCGACGCGAGCGAGCGCCGTGCCGTCGTGGACGCCGACATTGTAGGCATGAAGGTAGGTCTTTACCCGTGCCATCAGTTGCTGTTCTTGCTGCTACGGGACGCGAGGCGGGCGCGCACAAGACGTCCGGCCGGTTCCTGCTTCACGGCTTCATCAAAGGCATCGAGCGTCTTGGCGCGGGCAAGACGGCTCTTGTACAGGGAATACAGGTCGTTGCGATTGCCCCTGTCGCCAGAGATCGGCAGCCCGCTTTCGAAGGCAAGATAAGCCTCCATGGCCTTGCAGAAGGTAGCCGGCCATTTGGTCACGTCCAGCCCATAGGATGCGTCGTTGGACACATAGCGCAGGTACAGCGTGTCGACGTTGGCGTACCACTTGCGCGTCTGAAACTGGAAGTCTTCGAACCCGATGAAGAACGTGGCCTCGTTCGAAATGCCGACCGTGCGCACGAAGTCGGTCGGGGCCGTGAACGCATAGTCCCAACCCGAAATCGGCGAGCCGACATCCGTCAGCGTCGTGGATCGAATGGCAAAGTTCCACAGCCCCTGTTCCAGCATGAACGCAAGGGCGTCGTCCCACGCGTCGTCTAGCTGGTATCGTTCGGGGCGATCGTCGCTCAGGGACGCGAGTTCATGCGGCCCAAGCAGACGAAGCGCGCCCTTGTAGATGGAGAGTTTGCTTGCCATTCGATCGGTCCTTTAGGCCGCGACCCCGAGCACCTTTTGAGAGTGCTTGATTGCTGCCTGATACGCCGCGAGCTTGGTCTTGTGGCCTTGGCTCACAGTCTCGGCAGGGTCCGAGGTTCGGACGGCAAAGGTGCGATTGCCGGGAATCCATGCAACCTTGTAGTTGGCGGGGAGATCGGGAAGCGGCTGTTCTTCAGTCTCGACGGGTTCCGGCTTGTGCTCGACATTGCGCCAGACCGACAGCGGCGACGTGTTGACGTAGCCAACGCCGACTTCCGTCACCTGAAGGTGCACACGCCATGCGAGGTCGGAACGGCGGGCGATGACTTCCTGCCCCGCGCGAAGCTTCGGCGCCAGATGCGCCCATGCGCCCGGAACGGCAATGTCCTGAATGTCGAAGTCGATCGGCAAATCAAGGTGCCATGTGACGATGGTCTGATCCTTGGTCTTGAGCGGAGCCGTGGCCGGGATTTTCTTGATGGTCATGTTTGCCTCATGATGGATTGTGTGTGTGGTTTAGGGGCGAGCACGAGGCCCGCCCCACCGACCACAAGGGAGAGGCAGCCCCGCGACCGGAAGGCCGCGAAGCCGCTTAGTCGGAGTCGGTGCCGGTTACGGCAGTGCCGTCCGACAGGTCGACGCCAGCCGTTGCGGAAGCCGAGGTCACGATCATCAGCTGCATCGTGATCGGCGAAGCATCGCTATCAATCTGGATGACCAGATCGCCAGCGCGCATTCCGAGGCTCCACCCATCGGTGAAGTAGCCAGCCACCCGCACGAGGGTAGCGGCATCCACCGAAGAGTAGATCCACAGGCGGTTTGCGCCGCCAATACCCTGAGCGATCAGGGCGGGCGGGTTCGAAGTAGCGTAAGCCATGGTTCAGCCCTCCTTACGTGGCGACGAAGCCGGAACCATCGTGAGTGATTTTCACGATGCCGGTGTTCTGGAGAACCTTGGCTGCATGGTAGGTCGTCGCGCGAGACCAGGACGAATCCTGCTTCTCATCGTAGCCGATGGCGACCGATTCCTCGCCGACACGAACGGCGTAGCCGAGCGCGTTGCGGTGGAACATGTAGCAAAGTTCCGACGAAGTGCCGAGGCCGGTGACGCGGCTCGACACGGTCCAGTTGACGCCGGCCCAGCGCCACATGCGCCGCGCAGGACCGCCAAACTGCTTGACTTCGGCGTAATCGCCCGAGGAGAACTCCGTCGTCTGCATCAGGTACGCCCGGAACGCGGGCGAGATGATCGCAAACATGTTGTCCTCTTCCTCGATCGGAATGTCCGCATTCCCGAGGATGGCTTGTGCGCCGAGCACGGTGTTGAGCGTCGCAGTTCCGGAACCGAAGTCCTGGGTGGCGTTCGCAAGCTCAGCAAGCACGGTGAGATCGATGTCGCGGTTGATGACCGCCATCGAAGACATCTGCATGATGCGCTTCTGGTCGCCCTGCGAGGCGAAGATGTTGAACGAAGTCAGTTCATACGGCGCGTGCTTTTCAACAAGCGTCGCAGTGACCTGGGTGTTCGTGGGGTTGCCATACGGAATCTGACCGTTGACACCACGGGTGACGGCAGTATCGGAGCCCGAGCCGGCGATGAGAAAAGTGGCCTGGTTGCCACTGATCACACTCTCCTTCGTGGTCATCGCCTTGAGCGCAGAGACGCGCTGTTCGAACGACGCCACGAACTCGCGTCGATACTGAATCATGGCGGCTTCTACCGACATAACAGTTCCTTTCGAGTTGGGTTGACGTTGTGAGAACCGCGCATTTGAGGGTGGCCGAGCGCGTTGCGGGGCCGATTGCTCGGGGTGGCCGCTATCCGTTCGGGGCTGTCATGCTTGGTGGTTGGTGGTTGGCGTTCAGCAGGGGCCGGGATGCCGGGATGGCCTGCCTAGTGCCAGTTACGCTGAAGACACTGGCCGCTATTTGCGGCGGGTTTCGCGCTTCAGAATCTCGCTGTACTCGGCATCGAGCTTTTCAGTGTAGTACCGATCGATGTCCGTGTTCATGACCTTTTCAATCTCGGCCTTTCTCGACGCATGACGCTCCGCACTGTCCGAGTGGGCGAAGGTCACATCGCCAAATCGTTCGCGTCCCTGATCGGCCATCCATGCGACGAACTCAGGGATATCGCCGACGCGCCGGCCATCGGGCATCCGGGCTTCACCCCATGATGCGCCGACCCCGGGGATTTCAGCCGCGAACCGCTTGGCAAGCGTGAGGTTGGCCTTGAACTCGCCGTGCGCCCAATCCTTGCGCAGGGCATCCTCAGCCGCTTCCGCTGCCGCCGTGTCGGCCTGCACGCGCTGCGCTTCCATGTTCTCAAGCTGCGAGATGTACCATTCGGACGCAATCTCCACCACGGCAGGCGGCGCACCCTTGGAATGCGCGAACTCGGTGAACGACGCCAGCACCGGCTTGTCATCGTCCGTGAGGCGCTTCGTCACTGTGTCAGGCAGTTTGTAGCCAGACGGGTCGTCAGGAACGCCCTGCTCCTTGCGCCATTCCGCCATCGCCTTTTCGTCGGACGGGTCCGGCATGTCGCGCTTGAGTTTGCCCGAGCGGATGACCGACTGCGCTTCCTTGAGCGCCTTGAGGATGTTCTTCGGCGAGTTGTAGCGCTTCGCCAGCTTGGCAGCGTCTTCGTCCTCGCCGGCCATGAGTTCGCGCCACGCGTCCGGCCAGTCGCTGGTCACGTCCTTCTTCGGCGGGTCGGCCGGTGGATCGCCGGCGGGTGGTTCGTTCGGGACCGGGTTAGCGACCGGCGCCGGGTCTACATTGACCGGCGGCTCATTGCCGGGCGGCGGGTCGATATTCGGCTCATTCGGAGCCGGGTCAAGTTCGCTCATTGTGCCTCGTTCCTGTTGCCTCTACCTGCCGGAGCAGTCTTCTTCGCCTGCGACTGGCGCTCAGCCTCCAGCACCACCGGATTCAGCATCTTGCGGAGTTGGTTGGCACAATAGCGCTTGCCTTCGGCAAAGTCCGTGGCGCGTTGAGCGTCAATGCCGCCCGCACGATAGCTCATGCCTTCGACCTGGCAGACCGCGTGCAGCAGCCAGTTCCAGACCGTCGTTTGCTGGCCTGCATTGGCGACGCCATCGGCAAAGGCTCGCACGGCCATGATGACGCCTTCGTCGTATTCGGCCGGCTTGTGCGGGTCGCTCATCAGACAAGGCCCGCCTGTTGCAGCGCCACCGAGGCGTTAGCGACCTCGCCCGCCACGCCGGCACCTTCCCGCAACTGCGCAGCTGCCTGCATCAGCCCTTGCGACTGTGCAGCGGCTTCCGCGTCCTCTTCCGCAACCTCTTCATCCTTCGACCAATCGGCGGGAGCGCCTGTACCCTTCACCGCGTCCTTGGTCATCTTGCGGTAATCATAGTCAGCCTGCACGCCCTGGTCCAACTGCGCACCGCCGGCAATGATCTGCACCGACTCTTGGAATGCCTGCACCATCGCCCTGCCCTCAGCCGTGTTGAGAGGGCTTTCGAACTTGAACGTCACGTCCGCGCCAGACAGAGCGTCCGGCATTTCCTCAAGGTTGAACTGGTTGTTCCTCAATGCCATCTGGAACGCCGTATCCAGCAGCGGCATATGATACTCGTGTTCGATCGGGCCGAAGAACGGCAGCACCGAGCGGCGGAACTCCGCAAGCCGAGCCTGCGTCTCGAATGCCGTCATCTCGCGCTCTGCCGGCAGCATCAGCTTGTTGAGCAGGAACGATTCCGCAATCATGTTGCGGACATCAGCTTTCATCTCCAAACCAGCAGGCAGACCGTTGCTCGCCTCTTCGAACGAGAGCACGTCCTGGATCTTCTGGTCATCCTCAAGGTCGACATACGTCATGCCGCCCGCATACCGGTTTACCGCGTCGCGGAAGATTTCCCCCTTCGCGAACATCGGCGCATCAAGCGCCTTTTCCCCCTGCTCCAGAATGATGCGCGCCAACTGTTGCAACATCCGCCCATCGGGCAATGACGTGATGGTAGCCGGTGAAAATCCTTGCGGGAACCCTGCCACCGTGCGCCAGCGGGGGATGACGTAGTTGAAGACCGGCAGCGGACCTTCGCTTAGGATTTCGTCGTGCTCACAATCAATGTAGAGCGAGCAGAACGGCATGTCCTTGTACTGGCGCCGCTTGGCCTTGTCGTCGCCGTAAATCTCCTCGAATGGCATGACGATATGGCGAAGCCTGAACTCTCTCGTCGGGTCTTTCTCGGCCGCCTGCTTGATGTCGTGATGGGCTTTCTTCGCCCACGCCAGACGGCTCATGATGCCGCGAGCGGTCATCGGCATCTTGCGCTGATTGTGGTCGATACGGCCGACGCCGTTTTCCATCCATGCGTTCTCTTTGGGATGCCAGCAGCGGAACAGGAAGTGGTCGCGGCTCGGGCTTTCCTCAACCGACAGGACCGGGTTGCCGAACGCAGCCCAATCGTGATCCGCCTCGCCGGTCGCGCGGACGAAATTGGCCCGCCGGTCATAGATCAGGTTGCGCAGCTTCTTCGTCGTGTCTTCGAGCCAACGAGACGCCGCCGGGTCGTCGTTCAGCTCGTCGTCCGTCGTTTTGACGTCGAACCAGTTGCCCTGACGCAGCATAGCGCTAGGAGCGTCTCCCAGCGTGCGGCAGGCAAGCACCGGGAACGAATCCATGATGCCGGTTGCGAAGTCGTCACCGAGCGAGAACGACGTGGTGAAGTCCGCGCGCAACGGATAGAAGTGCTCGGCAATCTCCTGCGCAAGGCTGTCCCACTGGTCTTTCTTGGAGAACAGCTTGTCGCCGATCGTGACGAGTTCCTTGGCGCGGGTGTCCATGCGGATTAGCCAGCCTGGCCCAACAGACTATTTTTGTATGCGCCCGTGCCGCCTTCGCCACCTGAACGGCTCATGACCGTGCTGGCGCGGCTGGACCGGGACGCAATCTGCCGACGACGTGCTTCAGCAGCCGCCTGCGCTTCCACGCCCTGCGGGTCCGGCATCTTGACCGGCTCTTCCTTTTTCATCTTCGGCCCGAACAGTGCGCCCATGGTTATCTCCGTCGCTCTTTGAGTTTCGCGTGTCCGAGGACCACCTTGGGCATTCCACGCGGGTTGTTGTGCGTCCGTATCCGGGCTGACACGCTGCTTTCGCCTTCGGCCCAAGCCATGATGACCGCGTCCGCCTTGTCGGTAGACCGGCCCAAGCGCTTGCGGATATCGTCCTTGCTTTCGATCTGGATACCGGAAGACGTCAGTTTCCACGTCGGCGCCGTCAGGTCGGCCAGAAGCTCTTGATCCGGCGGCAGTGCGACAGGCTCGCCAAGCGATGGCTCCAGGGCCTCACGAAACTTCCACCATAGTTCGGCGCGCTTGTTGTAGAACGCCAGCTTTCCGTCTCGCGTGCGTTTCTTCGACGCGTTGGCTACGTTGATGCCGCGTACGTCCAGCCCTGACACGTTGTTCTTGAGATGCGAATAGGCACCAGACCCAACGCCGATCACGTCGACAATAACCGGGCACTTATCCCGCATAAGCGTGACCGCCTTAGCAGCCGTATCGATAGGGTCTTTCGTCTCCTTGCCAGGCACAGACACGAGTTCATCAAACCAGTGACCGTGACGCCGCGCATAGACAGTGTTGTCCTCGCCGCCCAGCGCCGGATCAACAGCAAGCGAGGACATGCCTACACCTTCAGGCGGAACCTTTGACCACCGCGCCATTGCTTGGCGCACCCATTCGGTCGGGATAACCTGATAGTCGTTGTCGCGGAACGCGGTCTGGAAGCCGCCCATCAACTGAGACCGGTATGGCTCAGGAAGGTTGTCTAGCTGCCTTTCGTAGTCGGTGCCCGCGTAAAACGGGTTGTCGTTGACAGACGAAGGAATGAACGTCCTCGACGTCGGCCTGATCTTCTTGCCGCGAACCTCGATGAAGGATTCCGGCCCATCAACCCAAAAGTCTTTGCCGTCTTCGTCCGAACAGACCCACCTCAGTTCGCCCGGCTTGGCAGGGTTCGGATAGTTCGGGTCTAGCCAAGGCGCGAACATCTTGTTCACCCAAAGTCCATCAGCGGACAGGGGGGGGTTTGTCGCCAGAACCGTGCGGCAACGCTGGCCATCATGCTCGGTTCGCACCCAGCCCATGAGGAACCGTATCTGCGATTCCGCGAAGTGCGTCGCCTCATCCACGCCGAGGAAATCCCGGCCCTGACCCATCGTCCCCTGTTCGTCGCCTATGCGCTGAGCCGCGCGGAAATTGATTACCTTGTCGGCTCCATGACGCAGACGCGGCGGGGGCGAACCGTTGAAGCCATCACGGCTACCGTGGATCTTTAGCGCGTCTTCAATCAGCCGATCCAAGTCAGCGTATTCGCGGCGCATGATCAGTGAGCGGCGGTGCTCATTGAACGCAAGACCAAGGATCAATTGGCTCTTCCCGCCGCCAGGCTCGCCGCCGTACAGCAGGCAATCTGCCTCGCTGAAATAGGCTTCCGTTTGCGGGCCGGGATTGGGTACCCACTTGCGCGAGCCTACAGCAGCATTCGCCGCCGCCATGATCTCCTTCTGCTTCGATGCCGGCAGCGCTCCATATCGCGCCAGGATGTCGTCAAGCGTGGTGGATGCGGTCATTCAGATGTTGCCGCTTTCCGTGTTACGAATGGCCGGAATCACAGCCTCGCAGATACCAGCGGGTCGATCCGCAAACTTTCTTTGCGTTACCGCTTGACTATAGCCAAATTAGTTGGCATATTGGCTTCATCAGCAACGGAGAACTCAAATGACCAAGACCGCACTCATCGCCCTGATCAAAGAGGCCGAAGGCAAGGTGCCTTCGCTCCAGCTTCGCGGCCTCAAGCAGGAAGCGCGCGACCTTCTGGTTGCCTGCTACTGCGCCAAGCACGCCGACGATGCCCCGCTTTTCGAGCCGCTCGCCGAACGCATCCTCAAGGCAATGGAGCCGGCATGACCGCTGCACAATTCAAAAGCGCCGTCGCCGCAATGCAAGCGGCCGGCGCTATTCCTCCCGGCCATGGGTGGAAGACCGCGCTTGCCAACAAGCTTGGCCTGACACGGACGTCCATCGACAACTTCGAACGCGACGGCACGCGGCAGATACAGACCGACTACGCGGTTGCCGCCATCATTGCAGGACTGGAGCCTTACCCGTCATGAGCCAGTACATCTACATCATCGGTCGAGCCTGCCCACTAGGCAGCATCCCGAGTGGGCCGTTCAAGATCGGGCGCAGCGCCTGCCCCAAGCAGCGGCTTGCCGAATTGCAGGTTGGCAATCACCTGCCGTTGAAGGTTCTGTACACCGCAGAAACCGCGAACCCAGTCCGCGACGAAGCTGTTGTGCAGGTCGAACTTGCCTGCTGCTCCATTGCGGGCGAATGGTACGATTGTGATCTAGAACAAGCCGTCACTGCGCTTATCAGTGTGGGGCTTGCCCCAATCACCGATGGCTTTACGCCAACGCATGGCGCGCGGATGCCAGCCGTTTCTTTCAACCGGTGGCTTTCCGAGATGAACGCGGCGCCCTTCTACGCCGACGAAGCCAACTGCGCCCGCCTACTAGGGATGACACTCAACGACCTGAAAGCGGCAAGGGTAGAGGGCGCGGCGGCATCCGTGGCGCTCGCCTGTCGTGCTCTGCTGCACAGGTTGGAGCCTTACGCCTAGCCCCGGACATCCTCGAAGCATTCCGCGCCACCGGTCCGGGATGGCAGGCGCGTATCAATGAAGCACTGAGAAAGGCAAAGCCGTGAACACTGAAGAACCTACAGCCGCACACTACGAATGCGTTTCCCGGATGACCGTGGGCCCGAACGGGCTTGGGTGGGACATCGACTTTTACGCAGGAACCCACATCGAAGCAGCGTTCAAAGTCGCCTGGGCAATGCACCTCAATAACCGCCAGCGGATAACCTTCGTGTTCAACGACATCCCGATAACGATCGGCTAAGAGACAAATTCCATGAGCCCCATGATATTCGCCCTGCTTGACGCCATACGCGAAGGCAACAGACAGAAGCAGCATGGGCCGCGACAACTGTAGACCCATTGCTTGACGAGCAGATGCGGATTCGCCGTCACGCCCTGAACGCGGCAGTCATGAGCGTCCGAGCTTACGATTCCCCGCTAGGGCATGAGACAGAAGCCGTCATGACGGTCGAAGTCCCACCACTCAGGGTCTACGTCGCCACGTTGCTGCCGTGGTGATTACTCCTTAGCCCCAAGTGCCAGCGCGAACGCAATCATCCGGCCTAGATCGCGGGGCGTCTTGTCCTCGATCTCGATCGGAGCGCCGTTCTTGCCGGTGTGCTCCATCGAGACCTTTTCGCCGTACTTCTTCGGCGCAAGCTTGCCAGCCATCCACTTGCGGGAATCGACACGCAGCTTAGACCGCTGGATATGCTCGCCGTTGACTGTGTAGGCAGCAGTGCCATCGTCGCCAAGACGCATCATCCAGTCGTTGCGGCCATCGTCGGCAATGTCCAGCACGTCATCAAACAGCAAGTCAGCCTGCACTTCGCGAGCATGTGCGTATTGCTCCGAAAAGCCGGGTTCTACACGCAGCCAACGGAACACCGTTGACGCGGCTGGCATGTGGTCGTCCTTGCAAATGGTGCGCAGGCTTTCACCGCCCATGAGACGTTCGCATATCTCTGCGGCAATGGCGCTGTCGTATTTGCTGGGACGGCCGGTCATTCCGTCAAGCCTTCAGATTCCAGTGCTCGGCATACTGCGATCGACCGGCACCGATGTCGACCGGGTCGAGACGCGTTGCCTCGTAGTCGTCCTGCACGAGACCGTTCATGGCTGCGTACTCACGAAACATGGTGGCGAAGGTGGCATTGACGACGGCATCGCTGGCGTCGCTTTGGCCTGACCATGTCATTTCGAGGAAGCTCATGTCTGCCATTGTGGCCTCACGGTTGGGCGGCGCAACGGATGCCACGCCGCCCTGTTGATGCTAGCGAAGCTGCACGATCTTGAGATAGTCGACCTGGAGCGTTTCAGCGCCACCAGTCGGGCCAGCCTTGACGCCGAACACCGCGTGCATCTCTTCCAGACCGGAGAGCGTGATGTTCTGAGCCGTGCCCGTGGTCCACGAGGTGCCGTTGTGGAAGTAGGGCGTGATGGTCGACGTGGTCGCGGCGCCGTCGAAATAGAAGCCCGCACGATGCCAGGTATTCGAAATGCCCGTGGCGAACGCGGCGAGCGTGTTCTGCGTACCGGCGTTCGAGGTTTCGAAGTTGACCGTCAGAGCGGTTTCCGGCGTCTTGTAGATCAGTGCACCGTCGTAGGAAGCGAGCGGGCCGGCAGCGTTGGCCTGCATACCGCCGGTTGTCAGCGTGTCCGTGAGACCGAACCACCAGGTGGATTCGTTGGTGTTGGCTTCGGAGAGACGGAAGCGGGCCTCGAACCAAAGCGGCTTTCCAGCAGCGAACAGCCAGTTCTCGGCCAGGCTGGACATGGCCTGATAGTCGTTGTCGGCCGCAGCGGTCACGACGTTGTAGACGCCGCCGGCAGCGTCCTGGAACGCATTGGTGCCAGTGCCGCCGTCGCTGTTGCTCGTGTACGCGTGATAGTCCGACGCGGTCGCCGAGGCGGGGTTGAGGAAGTCGTCGAAGAACGTCGTGTACAGCGGGTCCGCATCGCCTGCCGGGCAGTTGGCCCAGATAGAGGAGATTGCCAGAGCCGAGGGAACAGTGACGACGCGGCCATTGACGATGAGTTCGCCGGTCTCGGCAAGGCCGATGCGCTTGCCGCGAAGGGAGGTGAGAATCTGCTTGGTGGGCATGATGGTGGATCCTTTGCTTATTGCTGTTGCTTTGTGCCGCTGTCAGACCGCGCGCGTGCCTATTCCCCTGGGAGAATTTCGTAATCCACGTTTTTGGTATGTGCGGAGCAGTTGAGACGCAGCGGGACGCGCGGGCCGTCGTAGATATAGTCAGCGTCCGCCGTAACCACGCCATCTTCGATGAATGTCCGCCAGGTATCGTTGACCTTGGCTTGGACGTTCACCGTCGCCGCGCCACCACCGAAGCGAATGATGAACAGGCACTTGCCTGACGTCACCACGCCGCTGTTGCCCGTCCCTGAAAACGTGCCGGTCACGGGAGTTGCCATGTGTCATGTTCCTTTCGGCGCGAGAGGCGTCGGGTAGTGGCGAGGGCGTTGGGGATCACTCGTACGGGTTAAATATGTAGCGCAGGAGCGTGCTGCCCGCGAACGTGCCCATTTCCGATGACGCCAGTGCCTCGTCGAAAAGCACCGTTTGCGTCTCAGCTGAGTACTGAAATACACGATCCAGGACATCCAATACCGGATCAGTGCTGGCCGTGGCTGCGTCCAGCGTCGCAACTACCTCTGCTGTTGTCGCGTAGTGCGCCCCGTAGTGCGTGACAGGCAGCTCTCCGGTCGGGGACAGCGGCACGGACATGACGGGCGTGCCCCATCCGAGAGCGTCGAAATAGGCATTTGCCGAGTCCTGGTCGGATGCGGCGCAGACCAACGTGAGACTGTGTGTGACTACCATTTTTACCTCCTAAATGCTCAGGCCCATTTTTCCGGCGACGTACGCGAGCTGATCTGCCCGGCCATCGTCGCCGACATCTGAATAGTCGGATATGTATGCGTAATATCGGGCCGCTCCGGCAGGCGTCGCGGCAAAACCGAAAAGGCCACCCACGGCAGTCCAATTGCGCGCACCATTGTCTGTGAGCACCGAGCCCGCCGCGCCATTGCGCCAGTACAGCGGGCTGACACCTGGCCCGCTCAATGTCTGGATTATCGCTCCCGGCGATGAGGTGGCAGGCGCTGCTACCCCGTAAACCCGACTGCTACCGCCGCAGGCGAACATATTAGCTCCAAATCGGAGCATGTCGATACCACCACTCAACACCCCCTCGGTGCCGGCCCACGTACCTGCGGCGAGGACCCCGAGCGCCGATGATCTGGCCCCGAGGGAATTGGCCAGCGACAGCAGATACCGGTCGTCAACGCCATCCGTCTCTATCCAGTAGTGCGTCCCGTCGCTGCGCAGTGTCCCGCGAGCATTGTCCGATGGGGCCTGAGCCCATCCACCGAGCGCCCCCTTGTTTAGTATGGACCCAATCAGACCGTCGACCTCTGCGGGGACCGTCGCGCTCGCGCCACCACGGTCGTGCCTGAGCGAGGATAGATCGCTAGGGTCTATAAATATGGCGGCTGTGGCCGGGTCATACGAAGGCGCGACCACCCCCCCGCCCTTGAGTAGGGCGAGCGGGGACCGCAGCGGCGAGCGAAGCGGAGAATACAGCGGAGAGCGGATGACACTCATGAACGCCCTCTTGGTTGTGATGTCCTGAAACGCAAGAGCGGCCCGCCTCGAAAGGGGACCGCTCTTGAAGGTATGGGCCAAGATTTCTCAAGGCGGGCTTGCACAGTAGGATTTTTCGGCTTTGCCAGCAAGCACCGCAGCGTCCTTACATCGCTGCCCATCTCGTCAGGCGCAAAGCGCCATGTAGCTATTACCTATAGGGTTTCGTGCGGTAGGTCAACGGGCGGTCCCTAGGATCATCTGTGGCATCCGTATATTTCACATACAGAGCGTTGTGCCGTTTTATGCACCACTCGTGCAGAATGACGTTTGGCACCACTGCCATCATGCAGACCCATGATATGCCTCTGGATAGAGCTTCAAAGCTCCTATCGACCACGTAAAACGGATACGTAGCATACATTACGCCCATACCAGCGGTTCGCCATGCAAACATACGCGCCTTTACCATATCCACGGCCATGCCCGTTCTCCCTTTCACAAAAACCTGAAATGCATCGCCACAGCCCGCAAATCCTCATGCAGCAGCGCGGCCATGGTCCTGTCGTTGATGTCGTAGCGTGCCGCCGTCTCAGCAGCCGTGAGGCCGTCCACGCAGTACGCTTGCAGCCTAGTGCATGGCAGCTTGCCGACCTCGCGAAACACGCCCCGGAGCGTGTCCATAGCCATCGTACGGCCATCCGGTACACCACGCCAGCCAGTGCCGCCACCGCCTGCCTGCGAGTAGTCTATGGCCCGTGCATCGGCAGTTCCAGCGCGCTCCCATAGGTCGGCAAATTGGACGCCTGCGAGGTACAGCGGCGTCAACGTCGTGTCGTCGCGGTTATAGCGCCATTCGAACGTACCAGGACGGCACCTGAGCGCGCGAGGCTCGGAACGTGTCGCCGTGACGCGGACACGGACGGTGGAGAGTGTAGCCCCGTCGTATCCGGGTTGAGGCTCAGGCTGGCGGCGGGGTTTGGTCATGTGTCCTCGTTGGTCTGATGCTTACCATGGCCGGGATGATAGCCATACCGCCTTTCAGCTTCGGCCCTTGCTAGCGCGGCATCGCTCAATTCCTTGAACTGGCCAAGGAAAACGTGGCGTGGGCCGTCCCATATTCTCGCAACCCACCGGCGCTTACTCTTGACCCAGTTGACGCCGTGTACCCCGGATTTATTATTCACCCTCATAGACGAATTGCGCTGATTGGCGCTTTTCGTGACCTTGCGCAAATTCTGGATGCGGTTGTCGGCGCGCTTACCGTTGACGTGATCTATCTCGTACTCGGGGTAAGGCACCCACTCTTTGTGAACAAATAGCCACACGAGCTTATGACCAAGCCACCCCTGCCCATCAACGACTATTTGGCGATAGCCGCCGGAATCGATGAATCCTGCAACCTTACCAAGGCGCCGAGACATAAAAGACATGTACGCCGGCTTTGATGCAAACTCAGCAGCAGACCGCTCGCGCCAGATCAGATCACCCGTCATAGGGTCGTACATGAACAGTTGCCGTAGCCTTTCGTGAGTGGGAGGCGGTGCCGTTTTCCGCATCTATAGCTACCTCGCATGTCCAGAACCGCGCGCCGCACTTGAAGCACTCTCTGCGCCGCTTCGTTGTACCATCCGCCCGGCGCGTGTCCAAGATGCGAGACCTCGTATCGCCACACTCTATGCACGGAATTCCGAGCGTCATTTGCCAGCATTCTTATGCATCCTCGCCATTTTCCCAGCAGCGTTGTAGCCTACTGCTGGCGGAAGGTCATTCAGATAGGCGTGCTTCGCCGCTGCGTATAAAATGGCCGAATGATCCTTGGAAAACCATCTTCCGAGTTGCGTACTCGAAAGCGCCGGCTTGACAATCATGATGTCATAGATGGCCTGATGGCGAGCGAGAACCACCACCTTTGTGCGCCCTGGCCCGGCGATATCAGCGAGGGAAACGCCGTGGTCATAGGCTGCCTTCTGCGTCAATTCGATTGCCCATTCTGGCATGAAGCGGCGCTTGAACATCCCTCGCCCTACCCTCGCTCCCCCTTCTTCAGGTTCTCGCGCAATTCCAACGCGCGCCTGGCCGCCACAGCCATCTGGAATTCCATCGAAAAAACACGAAATTCGTCCGGTACGTTGTACATTCGTCTACTCTCCTGCCTGCTTGCGCTCCTGCCATTTCCGGAGGAATTTGGTCTGTCCTCTAGGCTGCATGGGAACGACGTTCTCCGGTTGTGATTGCCGCTCTGCTAGACGGCGCTGATAGGTGCGCTCGACCTCGCACCAGTCGGCATAGGCTTCGCGCCGTATCCAGGTAGCCGCGAGCGGGATATACGGCCGCTCCGCTGCTGTGAGGCTGCGCACGTAGGCTTTGGCACCGTCGATGATGTCTGCCGGGTCCGCGCCTTCGTTGACGAGTTGCGCGAATGCCTTGCGCCCGTCGCCGCGCCCATCGTTCTTGCGGCGATAGGGCGCCCATGCCGTCCAGAAATCGGCGAACCCTTCAGGCTCCTGAGCCTGTACCTTACGCATCGTTTGCCTCCAGTGCGGCGCGGGCCGTTGCGCCTTTATCCGCAGCAGCCAGACTTTCCGCCGAATGCCCGCTGGGATGACGTCTGGCGCTCCAGTTCTCGGCGTCTGCATACCATTCCAGCGCCTTCCGCAGTGTCTCCACGTCCTCCAGCATAGAATCGCAAAACTCATCCCGCTCCGCCTCTGCATGCCGGCGCATCTGTACCGCGTTGGTCAGGGCTTCATCTAGAACGGCGGCGCGCAGCGCGAGGTCATCCCGCTCGACCACAAGGGTCGATGCGATTTCTTGGTAGCGCCCGATAATCTTTCGCGCGATGTCTGCGGAGAAATCGTCGTCGTTGTCCGGCATGTCAGGCCACGCCACCGGCTTCATCTCGTCACTCATCCCTGTGTTCCTTTCCCTTGCCGATATCTCCCGGCCATCCATCGTAGTATCTCTGCCGTGCGCGCCGACTTGTCGCGCTGATCAGTGCGCTGCGTGATGTCTAGGTCTGATCGCTTGTTCCGGCCGTCGCTAAAGTGGTCTAGCCATGTCTGATAGGCTCCATGCTGCCCGTCGTGGAACTCGGCTAGCGCGTCCAGTTCTTCGGCAAACTCATGAGGCTGCATCGATCTCGACCACTACCGCGCCGCCCTTGCGGACATCGCCGCGACGCAGCGTGAGGCTCCAGAAATGGTCATCCACGCCGATCGCATCCGCTACACCATCGAGAAGATTCTTTGCCTGGCTGAGCATGCCGTCGATATCCCTGCGGCGCCTGTCGGGCTCACAGAACGTAATTGTGACGTTGAGGGGCTTCGGGTCCATCTTGCCCGCCCTCGCCTCTACAGCAAGCCAATGGGCGGTAGTGCGAGCCTGCTGCGCCGCCCTCGCCTTGGCAGCCCAGTGCACTCGTGCGTTCGGACTGCATTCGCGTGGGGGCCATGGCAGTTCGATGCTGCATCACAGCCCCCATGCAGCCACCGCCGTTGCCATCGCGACAACGACCAGTGCCAGGATGAGATACAGCGTCCACTGAGCTAGGCTGAATAGTGGACCGCCTAGAAACCTGTCGTCATCGTCCATGGGATGTCCCCCGTGATCGCGGCTATGGCCTGCCGACCGGCACAGCATGGGTTACGCTATAACCTCGTCTGGCAAGGCAATGATGACGTGCTCGTGCTTGCGACACGCACTGAACGTGTACATCGCTGGAATGATGTTGTGCTCGGCCTGCCAAGCATCGCAGGCGCGCTTGATGCGCTCTATCAGGTCGTCGATTTGCTGCGCCGAAAGGTCGAAGTATGGCAAGTCATCGTATTCCGACGCGCGGTCGCTTCCGCTGACCGCTTCATCGGCACGCTCAAGCATCTGTTCAACGTCAATGTAATCCGCCAGTCGTATCGGGTCTTTGCGCGCCTCCACGAGATAAATGCTCAGCTTCCATCCGTCGTCTTTGAACTCGCCGCACCGTTCATCGGTCGCTTGCGCCAATGCCTCTTCCCGCGTGTCGCAAGGGCCTATGGAAAAATTCTCTTCGTCGCTTCCTGCGTACCATTTCCAACCTGCGTCATCCATTTTCTTCTTCCTCTGGTTCTAATCCATCGTGTGATTGCGCGCGTTAGACGGCGCAGTGCTCTGATGAGCCGCATTTGCTTCCTCGATTTCCCCCGCCGCGCGTTCGATTGCGCCGGCAGCATTCTCCACCTTCCGGCATATCGCCTCGTACCGGTTGCGGAGAGCGCGGTAGACGTCCCCGTTCACGGTCTTCATCGACTGCCAACGCTTCCACACCCTTTCGGCCTGGGCGGGTGATACCCCCGCCTTCTTTGCCGCCCTGTCGCGCGCCGCTGATGCGGTGTCGCCCCAGCCCCTGTATTCCGTCTTCTGAAGCGCGTTGAGGAACTGGAAGGCCTCTTGCGCCGCTACACTGGTACTCATTTTCTCATCCCGCTTTAGGTCGGATTTGCCCTGTCTGGGGTCGGACATACACGCACTCCATCGCTACTGTTTCCCTCATGGAAAACACGAGCACATGGAGAGAACTGGAAACGCTTGAACAGGCCGCGCGTCGATTGGTTGGCATCTTGGACGCGCGCAGACAACAGGGACAGGAGCGCCCTTACGGCTCCTACCAATTTGATACCGGGCAGATACCGCGAGCGCCCGGAAGCCGGTCGGGTGGCTCTGCCTGTCCTCGTAATAGCGCCCGACCGGCACTCATACTGAAGGCGGACAATGACGACTGCCCGTGGTTCGAACGCATGGAACTGTGAGCAGGTCATGCAGCTCGCCTCTCGCGACGCGCCTTGACCAGCAGACGGCCGAAACCAAAAGCCAAGCCCTTAACTTCATCTGGCGCTTGTTCGTATGCTGCCTGGATGATGTTGCGGCAGTCGTCAATGAGATTCCCATGAGCCCAACAAAAGCAGGGAATATTGATTTGGACGAACTGCCTGATGCCTACGCAGTGCGAGCACGTGTGAGCAATAAACGCGCCATCGTACACGCCGAACACGTATTCGTAGCGCTCGCCGATGTTGATACGCCGCCCGCATTCCTCGCATGTGTGAGGCTTCCGAGCCCGAACCATGCGCGCGGAATAGACGTCTGGACTGTCATAATCGCAGTAGCAGTCG